CGTTTATACGAATAACTTAGTTATGCGTAAAGATAAGTGCTGGCAGTTGTCGATAGAGCTTATCAGACATGAAGATTATAGACCTGATCCGACTGGGCGAGGTCTATATGAGATGCAAGATATCTATATGGACTATCATCAAGTTTTACAGCTTGCTGATGAGGATGATACTTATGATAAGAAAGTAATTAAGGATCTTGGCGCCTATAGAGACGATCAGGAGCAGAAGAAAGCTAATGAAACAGGTCAGGATGTTGTCGGAACTAACTATCGTAAGCAGATTAAGCTAACTCAGATTTGGGGATCTCTCATAAATTCAAAAGGTGAGATCGAGCATGAGAATATCGTCTGCACTATAGCAAATGACCGATATGTAATTCAAAAGCCTATTCCTAATCCTTATTGGCATCAGGAAAGCCCTTTTGTAGTAGCGCCGCTTTTATCTGTTCCTCATGCTGTATGGCCTAAGGCCATGATGGATGCAGCAGTTAAGCTTAATATTTCAGCTAATGAGATCTTTAATTTACTTGTTGATTCAGGAATTATGTCTGTTTTCGGAATTAAGCAAATTCGTATGGATTGGCTTGAAGATCCGAGTCAGGTTAATGATGGAGTCGGTCAGGGTGATACACTTAAAGTTAATTCATCTTGCCCCCCAGGAATGAAAGTCCTTGAATCAGTTTACTCAGGTGATCAGCCTCAGGAGGCTTTAAATATCCTTAATCTAGTTAATCAGGAATCTTCATCATCTATGTTTACTAATGAGATCCGCTCGGGCGGCGCTGATATGAAGAATGTCAGAGCAACGTCAGTTGTAGAGAATTCACAGGCTCTTAATAATATGGCCTCTGGAATGATTAAGAATCTTGAAGGTGACGAGGGCTCTGGTTTTATGACGAGAGTTCTGGCTAAAGCATGGAAAGTTACTGCTCAGAATATGACTGATCTTAATGATAAAGAAGTTCAGGCTATTTTGACTAAGAAGTTAGCTGATGAGCTTTTAGCTATGGGTAAAGAGGAGATCTTTGCTGAGACAGTTCAAAGCTGTAAGTTTAAGGTTTATGGCGTTTCTGCTGTGATGAATAAGATGAAGGATTTCACTAAGCTTACAACTATGCTTCAAGTTGTGTTTTCGAATCCTAATTTAGCGGAAGCTTTCATGAAGAAATATGATTCTAATAAGTTGATCACTGAAATCTTACGGGCATTAGATATTGATGCATATAAGTTAGAAGCTGATGAAGAAGCGGGTGGAGATTTGACTTCTCCTCAGCCTCCTGTAGCATCTAGTCAAGGACCAGATTTAAACTCGCAAATCCCGCAAGCGGGAGCGGCTGTAAATCAGGGAGACCAAAATTTGATGGCAGGCTCACAACCCGCTTCGCCTCAATCAATAGCTAAAATGGGTTAATAAAAGGAGAAAACATGGCTACTAAGAAAACAGTAAAGAAATCTAGTAAAAAACCAACACCTAAAAAAGGCTGTTAATGGCTAATCAAAAACTAGAGACAGATATTCAGAAAATGAATGACGGGAGGCTCCTTAATGGGGCTGAACATATTGTTTTCCCTCTTATTAACAAAATGATCACCGATAGAGTTAATCTAGCCTGCGTAAACTTTTCGGCTGGAAAGACTGAATTTATAGCTGATATAGCTTTCATATCTGGCCTTAAGGAAATCGAGCAAAAGCTTAAGCGTATTCAGAATGAAGGAAATCAAGCTCACGATAAACTCAATAAATAAAACAACTAGGAGACAACATGACATTTGCAACAGAATTTAAGAATATGAGAACTGCATCGGCTGGGGCACCTAAGGCTCCAGAAACCGCTACCCCTGCCACGACAACTCCCGAGGCTACTCCTGAGCCAGAAGTAGATCATCCTCTTAAGGACGGACATACTATGAGCGCTGAGCCTACTGCTCCAGAGGTGACGCCTGAGGCTCCTGTAATTCCTCCTCCAAAGCCAGAAACTAAGGCTAAAGTAAAGATCGGCAATAAAGAGTTTGAATCCTATGAGGAGGCTATGGCCTATGCGGAAGCTGAGGTTATTCAGGCTGAAAAGGATAAAGCTTACGCTCAGGGCATTAAAGACAGCGCTAAACAGCCTGAGAAACCCGCTCCTGAGCCGGAACCTGATCTTGATGAGGAATTAGCTCAACAGATCTTTGAGAATCCTAAAGAGGCTATTAAGAAGCTTAAAGAGCAAATTCGTAAGGAAATGAGCTCAACTGTCACGGCTGCTGAAAAAGCTAAGACTGACGCTGCTGAGCGTGCTCAAAAAATTAAAGAAGAAACAGAAAACTTCTATAAAAACAATGCCGACTTAGTAGACTGGCAGGATGAGGTTAATCTAGTTGTTCAGAAGAACTGGAATACCTTATCTAAGCTTCCTGCTGATAAGATTGCCTCTGAAACGGCTCGCATGGCGAGAGATTATGTTGAATCAGTCAGGGTAAAAGCTTTACCTAAGCAGGAGCTTCCTTCTAAGATCGTTAACGGACCTTCATCATCTAATCCCACTACTACTACAACTAAACCAGCTACAGAAAATAAAGTTTCATTCGTTGCACAAGTTCGCTCTACTAATAAGCGAACAGTAACGCAAAATGAAGCTTAAATAACTTAATCCTCATACTTGCTTACTAAGTTTTTAATTACTTTAAAGGAGTAAGTATGAGTTTTTCATGGACGTATGATGCCCCATCGGGCGTGTATAAAAGTCATCAAATGTCATCTAATCTTCGTATGGCGGCTATTGCTGAATGTAAATTCATGCAGTTTGTTTCTCCAGAAGAAGGTTATGGCAAGTCAAAAGGCGAATCTATCACGATCACTCGTGTATCGAATATTGCTGTACCTACATCAGGTCAGTTAATTGAGAATGTAGAGATTCCGCAGGATGAATTAGTTTTATCAACTATCGCTATTACTGTTGTTGAATGGGGCCGTGCGGTTCCTTACACAAGCTTATCTAATGATTTAGGTAAATTTGATGTTAATAACATCATCCAAAAGAAATTACGCGATCAAATGGCGTTAGTTCTTGATGCGGCAGCAGCAGCGGCTTTCAAAACAGGTAAAATCAAAGCTATCCCTAATGGCGTTGCTTCATTAGTATTTGATACTGATGGAACTGCCTCAACTACTGCAACTGTAAACTTAAACGCTTATCACGTTGCTCAAATCAGAGACTATATGTTCTCTACTTTGAATATCCCAGCTTACGAGGGCGGCGACTATATGTGCTTAGCTTCCACAAAAGCTCTGCGCGGTTTAAAAGCCGATCCAGACTGGGAAGTATGGCACAAGTACACTGATCCTAAGGCTAAGTATAACTCTGAGGTTGGTAAATTCGAAGGTATCCGCTTCATCGAAGTTAACAACACAGCTTCTTTGTCTGGCTCTTTAGGCTCTGGCTCAGTATTAGGTGAAGCAGTTTTCTTCGGTGACGATGCAGTATCTATGGCAGTTGCACAAGATCCTGAGTTAAGAGCAGAGCAACCTAAGGATTTCGGTCGTCAGAAATCGGTTGCTTGGTATGGTGTCTTGCAATTTGGTCAAATTTGGAGCGACTCGTCAAATCCAGGTGAGGCTAAGATAGTCCACCTAACTAGTGCATAACACTAGTGTTTTTTAAAACTACCTATAAAATATATAGGTAGTAAGTTAAGAGATAAATTAAAAATCTCTGGTAACTAAAAGAACATTTATGGTAATGTTCTGGAAGTTTAAGGAGATAAAAATGAAAGAAACAAGTTGGGCTATAGATGTTAATTGCGAATGGTGTAAGAAATTATTTAGGTCAAAAAGACGAACTAAATGGGGCGAGCCGAGAAGGCATTGCTCTAAAGAGTGTCTTATGGCTAACAGAAATCAGCCAGTCGTTTTTAAGTGTCTTTCCTGTAAAAAACCATACGAGCTTCCTATTTGGAAAACCAGACTTAAAGGAAAGCCAGATAGAAAGTTTTGCTCGCATGAATGTAAACACGATTATTGGGGCTTGGTTGGCAGAGCAGACAAAAGAAGAATTAATGGCAAAAGGCACGTCACTGGAGCAGGTTATATTTATGTTTGTCAGCCAGATCATCCAAGCGTTAAAGGAAAGTCTTATAAATATGTTGCAGAGCATAGGCTTGTTATGGAGAAAAAGCTTGGGCGTTATCTCGTTAAAGGAGAAAATGTGCATCACATAAATTGTATTAAATCAGACAACAGGCCAGAGAATTTAGAACTATGGATTACTGGTCAGCCTAACGGACAAAGAGTTTCTGATTTGATAAAGGAAGTTGAAATGTTAAGAAAAGAGATTAAAATTTTAAAAGGAGAAATTTAATTTATGTATATCAAACAAGGTAATTATTTAAGTTACTTCGTGCCAAATATTCCTTTGGCTACGACAACCTCGGTTCCTCTTAGAGAAATCGACATTGGTGCAGCATCCTCAACTCATGGTGAGTTCTTGTGCGTTAAGCCATGCCGAATCCTACAGTTTCAATTTACCTTAAGTGGTGAAGTTGCTGGTGGAACGTCAGTA